AACCGTGGGCACGAAAGCACAAACGGCGAACTTCCCAAACAACGAACGGGCACCAGTTCGGGCGTATGACCAAACGAGGTCGCAGGCGGAAGCGGCATTTCTCGACCGATTGCAAAAAGAGATAAAGGAGCTACGTCTTGGCTAGAAACATTACACTCACAGACACCGTAACCATCGCATCGAGCGGAACGACCTCAACATCGTTGACGATGCAAGGCGGACGTGTGCCGCTTGCGATTGTCACCCCCTCGGCTTTGAATGGCACGGCGTTTACGTTTCAAGCGTCAGCCGATCAGGGAACGAACTTCTACAACCTCTACAACGAGGGCACGCAGTACAGCGTTAACGTAGGGGCTAGTCGTTACATTGCACTCAATCCAGATGTCTTTGAAGGGGTTAAGTTGCTACGCATTGTCAGCGGATCTAGCGAAGCGGCAACGCGAACTATCGGCATCATTAGCGGGGAACTGTAATGTCGGCCATTGGCGAAGCGTTGCGTACAAAGTTGCTCTCCTACGCAAGCGTATCAACGCTTATAGGGCAACGTATGTATCCAGACGTACTTGTACAAAAGGCAACGCTACCAGCGGTCATTTACTACGTCATCTCGACGCAACGCGATCACATGGTAAGCGGGCTAGGCAAGTCCGCCCATGCACGAATAACGCTCGAATGCTTCGCATTGACTCGCACGGCGGCAAGTGCGATCAGCAGAGCAATTCGAGAGACGGGAATTGATTCGTTTCGCGGCGTTGTTGATGGCTATACATTTTGCGGTATCGACTTCGACAGCGGCGATGAGTATATGCAAGATCCTCCAACCGATGGCAACCAAGAGCATCGGTATTTGGTTAGTTTCGACCTCTTGGTGCATTACAAGGAGCCTTAAACATGGCAGCTTTGACCGTCGCAGATACCGGGTTGGGGGCGACCATTTCCGGTACTGGTTTGGTGACAACTCAGATCACTCGGATTGGAGACTTCAATATCTCCGTCGATGCTCTGGATATCACGCACTTGGGCACCACGCTCTATGAGCAATTGCGACCAAGCGACCTGCGAAAGAATCCAGAGATCGAGGTTGAGTTTAATTGGCTCGGTGCTGCGGTGCCGATCACGACTGCAATGATTCCAACATCGGAGCCATACGCGGGAATCTCCGTAACGATTACTTTTCCAGGAGCCGGAAGCGTCCAGGGCACAGCGTTCGTCAAGAACGTAAAATTCCCAAGTTGCGAAAAGGGCGTTATTATGAAGGGCAGTTACACGCTGCAATTCGACGGCGCAACAACTTTGACTTACACAGTCGCTTAGTAAGAGGTTTTTATGTTTGCTCTAAAGCAACAATTTGGTACGAGAGCCGACGGGGTCGATGTTCCGTTGGCACAGTTTCAGGTGCTATTCGATGGAGTCTTGGTGGGCTACTTGCCACATGGCGAGAAGGTGCAACTACAAGCGTTGTTTAACTTCCCGCATGAGTATCTGACCGAAGGCGAAATGGCATCGATTGAGATGCAAGCGATGAACGCTTTGGGTTATCAGATCGATATCGAGCCGCCTGAGCAATTCTCTCGGCAATTTGTCGAGGAAGCAAAGCGAATCATCGAGGAGGAGGAAGACGATGAGTGAACTGGATCGGTTTCTAGCAGCGGCATCGCGTCCACTTCGCACAATCGAGGTTCGTATCGGTTCGGAAGTGTTTACGCTTCGGGAGTTATGCGAGTCTGATGCAGCGGACATGGAAGTCTCAATGCAGTCGGGCGAGAAGTTCGATTTTGCGAAGCATCGGCGTTTGCTTGTGTCGTACTGCTTGGTGGGTAGCGATGGCGAACGGATCGTAAAGGATTCTGACACGCTTAAGCCCTTGCCTAAGTCAATCATCGGGAGCCTTTACGAGCAAGCCTTGAAGCTATCCGAATACGACGCAGGCGAGATCGAAGCACTAGCAAAAAAATCAGACGCAACCGGCGGCTAACAATCGCATTCCGGCTTGCGTTGCGTTGGGGGATTGTTGACCCGATGGCATGGATTAAGAGCCTGCCATCGGGAGCGTTAAATCAGTGGATTGCATTTGATTCCATCGAGCCGATAGGCGAAGAGTGGGAGCAAACCGCGTCCATCGTCCACGCTATCAACTTGCCACTATACGCTAGAGCAGGTCAAGAGATGCCCGATGTAGCTGACTTTATGCCGAGTCGCTACAGACGGCCAAAACGGAGCTCAAAAACGATGCTAAAGCAAGCCGCTAAAGCATCGACGCAAATGGCAGGACAGGTAAAAGCGATGTTTGGATTAGGAGCGAAGTAAATGGCAACTACTGTAAACGTCGCTAACATCTCAATTGGTTTGAAGATTGAGGAACTCAAAAAGAATGGTGAGTTTGCATGCCATGAATTGAACTCTATTGCTAGGGCGGTAAGAGCGTCGGAAACTCCGATGCAAAAGATGGCGAAGGATGTCGCATTACTCGACAGGGCATTCGCGGCGGGTGGGCTTACGGCGGATGCTTACAATCGCACGATTGACAATCTAGCCAAGAAGCACGGATTGACTGCGACGTATGCCGAGAACGCAGCAAAGGCAGAAGAGAAACTAGCAGAGGCGTCAAGGAAAGCAGCGGAGTCCGAAAAAGCATTAGCGGCAGAGGCTCAGCGGCTTGGGTTAATCGTCAGTGCTTCACTCACGCCAGTTCAAAAGATGGCGAACGACGTCAAGTTCCTTGACTCGCAGTTCCAGCAAGGGAAGATTGACGCAACGCAATACAATCTAGCAGTTGACATGCTCGCAAAGAAGCATGGTCTAGCGGCAATGTATGCGGACAGGGCGGCAAACTCAGAGCGTAAACTAGCCGACGCAAAGTTAAAAGCCAAGCAAGCCGAAGACGCAAGACAAGCGAACTTCCAAACGTACCTCGAAGGCATTCGCAGGCAGTCAGACGCAACGAATAGTTTTGGAGCATCGGCACCAGTTGCGATTAATAAAGCCACATCAGCGATAAGCGGTTTAGCCGTCGCGGGTGCTGCACTCGGAGCGGTTAAGGGGCTTACCGACTTCGGCAAGCATGCTATGGGGCTTGCTATGCAAGTCGAGCAAGTCAGGGCGCAGATAACTGTTTTCACGCAATCGGAAGAGGCAACTAAAAAACTGATGGCGGAGTTTATCCGCTTGGATCAAGCATCGGCACTGAGCGCAACTGACTTCCAAGACGCTTCCAAGACGTTAATGCAATTTGGAGTGAGTGTACGAAACGTTGTGCCGGTTATGGAGTCCATGTCTGAAATATCAATGGGCAATGCTCAACGCTTTCAGGCGATGGCGTTAGCGTTCGGGCAGGTGCAAGCCGCGGGGAAATTGACAGGGCAAGAAGTCTTGCAACTTGTCAACGCTGGTTTCAATCCCTTGCAGCAGATTAGCAAGGATACCGGCGTTAGCATGGCAGAGCTACGCAAGCGGATGGAGGAAGGGTCGATCAGTGCCGAGATGGTAGCAACGGCATTTGAAAACGCCGCGAAAAAAGGCGGGCTGTTTTACGGCATGAATGAAAAGATGGCAACGACTACATCGGTTAAGATGTCGAAGTTGCAGAGCGAGTTTAAGCAGTTCGTAACGGCAATCGGCGAGCGTGAAATTAAGCCGGGTGTAGACAAGGCCCTCGATGGCATCCTTTCGCTAGTCGAAGCATCAAAGCAAAAGAAGGAGTTGACGCAACAAGAAAAAGAAATCTACGCCGAGTCTGAACGCATAGAAAAGCGAATGGCAGATCAGGAACGCGAAAGGGCTAGACTGTCGAAGCAGATTGCGGATGAGCGGGAGCGAGCCGCTAAAGCATCTAAAGAGGCGATTGAGTTTGACAATCGAAAGATGGAAAGCGAGCGTTCAGCGTTTGCTAGTCGCATCAACCAGATCAGCGAAGAGCGACGCAAGGCGGGCATGGGTGCCGAGAACTACGACAAAGCGAAGTTGTTCGACGATACCTTTCAGATGACGGAAGGCGAGAGGATGCAAGCCCAAGCCGCATTGATGGACATGGAAGAAACTAAGCGGCTAAATGAACTGAACGCGATACACGCATCCGTAGAAGCGGCTAACAAGCAACTTGAAATTGAAAAGCAAGTCGCAGCGATGAAAGAGAAGAATTTTCTATCTAGTGACTCGTTACGCAAAGAGTACGCAACGCTTGACGAAGTGTTTAGGCGGCAACTCGCAGAGGCTGGCGACAACGAGAAGCAAAAGGAAGGAATCCGCAAACGGGCAGCGATGGCAGAGCAATCTATCTTTGCACGATCAGCGTTTGAAGCACAGCAACAAAGCCGACAAGGGGCAGCGGATAAGTTCACTGGAGTAGGCGAAGAGATTGCCAAGAACATCGCACCGACACTCAAGGCAGGGACTAAGGAAGCGTTCACCTTCATGCAACAAGAGAACGCAAAGAGCAAGCAGCAAGCCGAGCAAAAGAAACTCGCAGAGGACTTGCTAGCGGAAACCAAGAAGCAAACGCTACTTGCCGAGAATGCACCGCGAATCGCTTTTAGGAGGTAGTCACGATGGCGAATGAGTTAGTCGGCAATGAGTTACGCAAGGGCAGCGGATTTGTTCGCAAGGGGCAAGGCTTTTCGCTAGTCTTCGGTGAGGCGTGGAGTTTTCGCGTCAAGACGGATGATAAGTCTACTTCGCGTCTATCGGTGCTGACTGAAACTCCAGGCTTGCCCCGCGTCGGGTTGCTGTATGGGCCGCTAGGCTTGGTATGCGATGACTTGACCGCCGAGCGTGACGAAAAGCATCCGCTCTATTGGACTGTCGATGCGAAGTTTCAAACGGGCACCGAAGAGCAAAAGCAGTCGCAAGAGAATCCAGACTCCCCAGACCCCACAACGTGGGTGCCGGTGTTTAAGATCGATTCGTTTGTTACCAAGGAGCGGGTACTAGTCGCAGATCGAACTACGCCGACGGCTAAAAAACCCGTCAACTCAGCGGGCACTCCATTCGATTCGCCACTGACTGAGACCCGATCACTTTGCCAGTTTTCCTTCGTGCAGTTTGAAGACGCTTCGCAAAAACTCAAAGTGTTTTTAGATCGAAACGACACTGTGAATAGCGCTTCCTTTGACGCTATCGGGCAGGTCTTCGACGCTAGAACATTGCTTCTCGAAGTGGTCGAGGCTGAGCTAGGATCGTACGCAGGCTTCGCAGCGTGGCGGGTCAAGTACAAGGTGACATACGACCCAGATAAGCACGATGAACTGAGGCTTGACGTAGGGCCGTATTACAAAGACGGTGCAGAGCTAAAGCGGTACATGGACGATACCAATACCTTTGGGATCATAGGCGGGCTTGACGGCACGACCGGAGCGAAAGCAAGCGACCCGGCAACGCTTACTTTTAGGTGTAAAAAGGAAATCAACTTCTCATCCTTCATAAGGACATCCTGATGCCTGATGAAGTGCTTTATGCTTTTAACGACGCGGACTCCACCGAAATTCTGCGAATGATCGGTGGTAAGATTAGCAGTGGAGGCAATGGCGATTCGGTTCAGCAAGCAGCGGATTGCTTGTTGGCAATTACTGACGGATCAATTACAGCGAGGTCAGGCACGACGCTCGGAACGGGGCAAGCGGTTGTGCAACGCATTGACGATGCTGGAGTCGCAACGGCCATGTATGGCGTAGACGTGCTAAACCCAGGGACTCGAATACTAGATGATGCTTGGGTTATGCTGTTTAGAGTAGGTAATAGATTTTTGGCGGTCGAGGTTTGCTAGGGAGCAAGCATGGGCACGATTGGCAAGTGTTGTAACGGTGGATGCTGTTGCTGTGGAGCGGGTGAAATGCCTGACTTGCCGGATTACTATTG